GTCTAGTTTAGTTTTTGTGTTGATCGGAAGCCTGCGAGCGAGCATGAGCTTCCGATTTTTATTTTATTGATATACAGTATATTAAAAGCACAATCGAACTATTTTTCCTATCAATTAGTAGTCTATAATAGAGAGTAAAAACGTCACTTTTGACGCTATAAAATGGTCGGATTATGGTCGGAAAATTCCCGGATTAGAATCTGATTATAAGTAAATTACAATAGGATGTTAAAAAAATAATGGTCGAAAACGCCATTTTTACCCTAAAAACACAAATTATGGCTACATTAACATTGGTAATAGTTCCCGCAAAAAGGTTATCAGACGGGACACATAAAATAAGAATTCGAGTCGCACACAACTCTGAAACGAGATTCATCACCACGGATATAGTGGTAAGGGAAAACGAGTTTAAGAACGGTAAAATAGTACACCGTCCAGACAAGGATTTTCTCAATACAAAATTACAACAGCTATACAACCTTTATTTCAAGCGATACATGGAACTGGACTACCCTGATTCGCTCACGTGCACGCAATTAGTCAAAATGATAACTAACCCGTTAAACGGAGAAAAGCACCGTAAGTTCGAGGATATCGTGGATGAATATCTGTCCCAAATAGATGAAGAAGAACGTACCAAGACATACAAACTCTATCGGCTGGCCACAAACAAGTTTATGCAATTCATCGGGAACGGTTCTCTCATGGAACATATTACCCCTATCAGAATGAACCAGTACATATCATGGCTCAAAAAGACAAAGCTGTCAAGCACCACAATCAACATCTACATAACCCTGCTAAAGGTTATCATTAACTATGCTATAAAGATGAGATACGTCACCTACGATATCGACCCTTTCATCACAGCCAGAATTCCATCAGCCCAAAAGAGGGAAACGCAAATCACCGTCGAAGAACTCAAGACAATCAGGGACGCCAATTTAGAGCATTACAATCTCAACGTCACACGGGACATTTTCATGCTTACTTATTATCTTGCCGGCATGAACCTAGTAGACATACTAGCATACGATTTCCGGACGGATGAAATAAACTACATCCGAAAAAAGACCAAAAACACCAAAGAGGGGGACTCCCTGATTTCCTTTTCCATTCCCGAAGAAGCAAAGCCCATTATAAAAAAGTATATGAAAAAGAATACAGGGAAAATCATATTCGGGAAATACAAGAACTATACCTCCTGCTATAACCTGCTGGCCAGAAAAATCAGTCAATTAGGCAAGGTGGCAGGAATCAGGCATAAATTCACCCTATATTCAGCCCGCAAATCTTTCGTCCAACATGGATATGACCTGGGAATTCCTCTTAGTACACTGGAATACTGTATCGGGCAATCAATGAAAGAAGATAGACCAATCTTCAACTATGTCACAATAATGAGAAAACACGCTGATAAAGCAATCAGGGAAATACTTGACAACTTGAAAAATGAATAATCACATATAAAATAAATCACTAAGAATTTGCATAATAACCAAATGCTTATTATTTTTGTAGTGTCAAATAAGAGTTCTTAATTTTAATGTTTAACTGATGAAAGATGAAGAAAAAAAAGAATTAGAACAAGAGTATGAGAATTTAAAACTTCTCGCTTCATTTCACGAGGCCTATGGGGTTCCTGAAAATGCCAAAGAACGGGAAGCGCTTATAAATGACATACTCGATCGGATGAACGAAATCCAAGAGAAATTAAAAAAGTTGTAATTAACATCCCTCCCTTCGGGGAGGGACAAACATTAAAAGCTATGATAGATTGGAATGATTGCCTGCCAACAAAAGAAATGCAGGCTGACTTTGAAAGATTCAAAGAACTAAAAACCACAGAAGAAAAAGAAGCTTTCAAAAAGGAAATGCAGGATAAATATAATAAACTACCGGAAGCCCAAAAGGAAGCCTACAAAAAAGCATCTGAAGCTGGGCTAAAAGCAACGGTAAATGCCTGCAATGATTATATAGAAAGAGCGGAAGAAGCCATATTACGTGATAAACTTGGAGAATTGCCCGAAGCAATCTCATTCAGTTATATTGCAAAGAAATATTTTGGTAAAAGTAGAAACTGGCTATATCAGCGTATTAACGGAAATATAGTCAACGGGAAAAAGGCTCGCTTTACTGACAATGAACTCAAAACGTTCCTGAACGCTTTGAACGATGTTAGCGAAATGATTCATCAGACATCATTAAAGATCAGTTAAGCTCTTATTTGACACCATCCCTGCATTTGAGCCGATGCAGGGATTTTTATTGCTTTATCAAAAAATAGTAGTATCTTTGCAACATCAAGATAATGCGGACATAATTCGGATTATTTTGGTTTGACTTTGGTGAGGGGGTGGTTCCCCTCACTTTTTTTATACCTATACCGAACTTTTCATTTATACATTAGTACTACCTTATGTAACCCTTCTTAAGAGTTTGTTGATTCATGTGTTGTTGATTAGAAGGATTACAAAACAAAGAGGTAGCTGTCTAGCTACCTCTTCTTTATTATTTTCTAGTCTCAAACAGGACGAAGCTGATTAATCATTGAATGAAATAATTTAATATAGTTTTAGTAGTAAATTATATTATGCATTACTTTGATAGTATAAGTGAATGTATTACAATTCTTACATTTCACTCGAAGAACTACTAGTTTCATCATAATCAGGAGCCTGCGGATATCTATCATTTATTAGTTTCCCTTTGTCACCACCAAAATCTTGATAATTTTTACATTCTTTTTTGTATGCTTCTTCAGGTGTATCGGCATAACTAAACTTAAACCGCTCATATCGGTACATTGCTGGATCAGTTTCCCGATCTGCTATGCCATGCTTAATTCGAGTGCGTAAATCTGTATCTGAACGTCCTACATATTTTACAATAAATACACCTCTATCATTCAAATATCCAAATGCATAGTTACCAATTCTATTAGGTTCGATATTAGCATTTATTTCTTCTTCTGTCAAAGCGTACGATACGCCCATGTTTAATGATGCCATAATATTACCATTCTAATTTTGTTCTCAATTGTTCTTTCACTTGCTCTGGGATGATTTTTTTCTCCATCTTATATTTTTCAAGTAACGTTTTTACTCTTTTCTCTGAAAAATCCGCCCGGTTTTTTTTGTCTTTGGCCAACTCTGTCATATATTCAGCTAAAAAACCAAGTCGCCAATAATCTATTTCTATTAAATCTCGATGTTTATTCAAAATACTATTATCCAACCCAGCTGCTTCACCTTTCTTTTCATCTGAAATTTTAATATGTATTTTTTCTAAATCGTTCTCATTCAGAAGAAAACAACTAATCTTCTGAATGCTATCTCGGTTAAGGGCTAATGCAACAATAGCATCATCTATATCTTCTGGAGTATCTGCTTTCCAAACACTTAATTTGTTGTCTCTAGTTCGAAGGTCACTAATAGCATCTCCACAAATATATGCATCCTCTCGATTTACAACCTTTGAACCATTCCATTTGCTTATACCAGTAATCATTCGTATCAACATGGACGTATCTCTTCTACTAGTTCTGATTTTATTTGTTCTGCATAGTCACGAATCCAAGAAGAAGTAAAAGTTGGAGCTGTTTCAAGTGCAGTCAGACAGTTAGAAGTTCTCCATTCTTCTATTACCATTAAGGCAGCTTCTTGAGCCTTAGACTGAGGAGCAGATAAACCGGCTTTTACCATTGGTAATAGCATATCTGTATCCTCTATGCTGACTGTCATTCCTACCACACGTAGCAACCCTGCTAAAACATCTGCATTGTCTTGATAATTTGCAAAAATAGAGTTTAACCATGCATAAGTTACAAACTCATTCTTCTTTATATAACCATGTACTTCTTTAGTAACGTCATTTTCTATACCATCTTCAAAGTCCGTATGCTCTAAGAGCCAAACGAACGTCTGAGTACGTTTAGATAAGGAAAGAAAAAATGCTCTGTTAATTTGGTTGATATCTGTACTGTTCGTTGAGTCTTTAGAAGCTCTTTGAATCACAGAATCTTCACTTGAAAGGCTATCTTCTTCAATAATCTTTGTAGATCCATGATCTTCATCCATACCATCTACAGAATCGGGTGTTGCATATTCAGATGACAGTGAAGTACCTACCATAATTTGAGATGTACTTAACCACGGCATGTCGGGTACTAAAGTTCGCTGGAATTCGGTAAACTTTAAAAGTTCATCAGATACTTTCAAATATTTATTCCTGAATTCTACTGAATAATCAAAAGGAACTGGACTAAACTGTGAGCCTAACTCCTCAAAATTCTTAATAATATCGTATAGTGAATTTGATGCCATAAGTTACATTACTCTTCAAAATACCACGACATAAAATCTGAACAGAAAATAGTCACTTTGTTAAAGAAATCCTTAACAGCAACTGTATCAAAGGTATAATTGGGATTTACTTGTGTATTAATATCAAAATCCAATATATTGACTTCCTGAATAGTATTAATACCATTAGTAACTATTATAGCGTTTGCCGTAGAGAATTTTGATAAATAGTTTGTCTTAACTAAAGTACCATTGATTTCCTCATCAACACGAAATACTTGTGAAAAATCGCAATTATCTACACTGGACTTTTTAAATAAATTTTTAGCATAAATAGTATTGATAAATGTTTTAAATTGAGGAATCTCGCCTATATATTTAAAAGTAGGAGCGATAGCTAAACGATTAGCTTTTACACTGGCCAATTCCATTATTTTCTCAAATACCTTTTGACACTGTTCGGCAAATATTTTAATTGCCTCTTGGGTATATCTAGTATCTGTATTAATTACAATATAATCTACTTTCTGCATTTTGAATACAACTATAATTTTCTCATCAGGTGAAGTCAAAGTCCACTCACCTGGATTAAGAAGCATATTTCTTACCATTTGCGGCCCGCCTGATATAACAGATGGAAGATAATCAGGTAATAATTCCTTCATTTTAAAGATAAAATTCCAATTGAATGCGATCTGTGGCACAAATATACTTCCACGTAGTCTTTCAATGTTAAATTCAAGCATCATAATATTTTATTTTATAATAAATACGTATCGTTATATACTACATATATAACACACAAAAATACTCTTTTCCTTCTATTAGGCATAAAAAAAATAGCTCCAAAGCTTTTTTTTTATTTTTTTAAAGTGTTATTAATAATTATATAGTCCATTCTCGATCATTTTATGAATTAAACATTTTATGTATCAAGAAGTTTTCCATGAATTGTTCATCCAAATTAACAAGAACACTGTTTGAAATAAAATATGACGCTAACGATTTTCACAAAAATCAAATTATTATGCAATTTTTAAACTATATATAAAAACAGGTGATTAAAGACTACCACGTAAACAAATTATAACTCACTCCAGCTCCGATGTACAACCCGCTTAGATTACTATATCCAACTTGTAAACCAATCCCCCAACGCTTCTGTCTCTGCATGGGAATAAGAGTAATAATATCATTATCCCTATATATTTCCATTAGCTCAAGATTAGGTTTATAACCACTAATTACAGCCCGATAATCACCTGTCTTATATTCTTTGCTTGTGATAGGTATAATCACCGGAATTGAATCACTTTCTACGGTTCTGTCGGTCGTAGTATCTATCAAGATAGGTAAATATACCGTATCGATACGTTTCGGAGTTTCTTTTACCGGTTTGGGTATTGTGTCTCTTACCGTGTCCCGGATATGTACGGTATCTCCTTTAATGTACACTGTTGACGGATCGTGTGAATTACACTGCATCCACACGACCACGCCAAGCAACAGGCAAACTAGTATCCAGGGGAGAGTTTTCATATCCCTAAGTATTTACAGATACCCTTCACATGAAGAGAAACAATGGTCCGTTTACCTTCCTCCGATAACAAGAAATCTACATCTTCCCTGTTATCCTGAAAGAGATTCTCCGTCAAAACAGCCGGACACTTCGTATGCCTCAAGATATAAAAACGACTCTCCTTATCTGGATCACCGTCTGCCATATCCTTCCGTATTTTCATTCCAAGCAAGCATTCTTCAGCAGCCTCATACAGAAAATCAGCTAACTTATCGGCTTTTGTCTGCCCTACGCTAGTCCATGCTTCCCAACCACGTGCCTGCATCCAATTTGAGCCATTACCGGCTGCATTACAATGGATAGAAACAAGAATTGCTTCGGAAGCCTTATACTCGTTCACTCTCCGGCAACGTTCTGCCAATGGCACATCCACTTCTTCTTTCACGACCAGTTCCGCATCAATACCTAATTTACGCAATTCAAATACTACACGCCCAGCAATTTCACGGGTATAGGAGTATTCCCTTAACCTGCCATCTGGAGAACACTTACCCGGAGTATTACTACCGTGACCGTTATCAATCAATATTTTCATATCTTTCCTCTTTATCTAGTTCGTTTTCGATTCTATCAATAATTCCTTGTACATGTGTAGGCGTAGCCCGCTTAAATTCAAAACGTATTACATGGTAAATTATACGAAACCCTTTGTTTCTAGGATAAGCAATAATCAGATTCTTAAATGCGTTCTGAAGATATACATAAGAAAATACATACGTAATAGTCTTAATAACTAACAATGAGTTCTCACCATCTCCTATCAAGCTCATAAAGGAGAAGACTACTTCAATGATTATAAGATAGAGGAGAAGTTCGACCAAGGCATTTTTAAACTTATCCCACTTAAAGTTTTTACAACGTATAATTGAAACACCATCAGCCCTCATTCCGCACCAAATATTAAATCCAAACATTACAACTAATGCTATAAGAAAACCTTTAGTCGGCGTTAAATAAGCAAGAAGAGAACTGAACATCGAAACGAAAATAATTCGTATCTGGTCTACATTAAATAACTCATATAACCATCTCATAATATTAATCATAAAGTTACTACCAATATTGAAAACACAGTAATCAGCCCAGGAAGCAAAACAGTAGCTAATGCGTCAAGCCAATCAAAGATGAACCCGCACTTTTTCTGAATGTACTCAACCACTATTGCGGCAATGGCGGTTGTCGTTAAAGAAACAATAGCAGATTTACAGAAATCAATGCCTAATAGAAGGAAACAGAAAACAAGCATTACAACAAAGACGAACATCCCGGCTTTGACGTGTGCCGGTCGGTTAGATTGCAAAAGCCAATCATACAATACTTTTATACCCATACTCATAGCGTTTAATTATTAATAAAATATTCTGTATGGAACAAATGTATTGAGTATAATAACGAGTTTTACAAAAATGGAAAATCTTGGAAATCAATTCTATGATAAATATCTATAAAACAAGACATTATAATTTTCACTTTTTCCATAAATAAAAAAGGGATGCTTGATAAGCACCCCTAAACAACCAACAGATTGAACTATTAATCCGTAAACATATACACGGAAAGATCAACCTTTTCTATTTCGTCTGAAATTGTATCTCCATACATTGTTAGACACACCCGATAACGGTCAATACTTCTTTGAATCTGTTGCAAGGTAGGTTTCTCGGGATATTCCGAACTGGCAAAAGTTACCAGTTCTTCACCATTCTCACTGGTACCAACCACCCGGAAGTGATGACGTACAATCCAAGTTCCGTCCGGCTGTTGCTCGATAGGCTTAGCAATCCCACGCGGTAAGATATTTTTTTGATCCATGTTTTTTGATATGTTTAATTAGTTGTTTTCTATGGTTATATTTATTCTTCAATACAAACTTTTCAAAATGTCCTTCGATATAAACATATTCCCACCATTCAGGAAGTAACATCGCTGCAATTTTACGACGGATATTGTACGTTGCAAAGTGTTTCATCAGGCCATAATAAGAGTTCATTGTACTCACAAACTTCTCAACATACGCTTCTGCAAATCCATTTTCAGCTATTCTATTAAATTTCCTGACAGCGTTATATGTGTTACCAACCACCCTGTTAGATACATAAATTCTACCCGGCAAAATGAACGCCCCAACAAACAAGACTCCTTTCTTATAATGCTGAAGATACAGCTTGCGTGGATGCAACCGTAAAAGGAGTTGTTCTTTCAGGAAACCATCAAGAAGATGGACTTTGGACAATATTTCTTCCGGAGATTTCACCACGATACAAAAGTCATCAACAAAGCGTACATAATGTCTGAATCCCAGTATTTCCATCACGAAATAATCATATACAGACGCCAGAAAGTTGGCTATGAGTTGCGACGGCAGGTTCCCGATAGCCACTCCCCTGTCAGGGTCATTATGAAACAGACTTTTATTACTGGGAAGTTTGTCCCACATGGAGACGGGAGAGCGTCTGATACACTTATTTTGTGGACAATGAAAGATAGTAACGGCTAGAAGGTAAAGCAGACATTCAATATCATCGCCTTTATAATTGTCCCTTACGAATATGTTCAGCATTTCCCATACCAACGATTTCGAGATAGACATGAAGAAACTGAACAGGTCATCTTTGAAAATGTACGCATCGGCAGTATAATTCTCACTGACCTCGACTATCATGTTATTCAGATAGTGCACGGCAGACAGACATCCCTCACCTTTCCGGCAGTTCTTCGAGACGTTCCCTTGTTCCCGAAAACGTTCCTCTAAAATCGGCTCGATACGAAGAGCGATCCAGTGATGGACAACACGATCAATGAAAGCGGCGGCAAAAACCTCCCGATATACCGGGTAAGTCCGTATGAATACTTTTGAAAAGTCCGGTACATATTCACCGTAAATAATAGAATACCATAGCCGCACCAATGCAGACTGATAATCATTATAAAACTCAACACAATCCGTACTCGTTCTTTTCTGTCTGGCACAATCTTCGGATGCTTCGAAAATACTGCTAAGAAGTATGTCATAGATTATATTACCTGTTGCGGCGAGGGGACGAACCCGGTTCGCGTTCTGGCGGTTGTTCGTGTTGACGTTGCCGTTGTTGAAGTTCACGTTCCAACTGCTGGAAGCCGTTGCATCCGCTATCTTAGTCTTTCCCGGCTCATCACCGGGGGGATGCCCAATAAATAATTCTAATTGCTCACTCATAATCCCCTTGGCGATTATGACTCCGGCTTTGCGACTTGTTGCGATCCGTTAGCTTTTTGCCGTTGGAGATCTGCAACCGTTTTTTTGTACCAACCGGTACTTTGCTTACCGATGCTCTCTGCAAGCAGACAGATTTCGGCAGTTTGAGTCAGGCTGGTCAAATGTCGTTCTTCACACACTCTTAGCAGTAATTTCAATGCATCAAACTCACACAAAAACTTCATCAGATAATCTGCACGATGCTCAAGGTTCATATCTGTATTTGCATAACGGATATATTCGCAACAATGAACGGCAAGCATCATCAACTCCGTACCAAATTCATACCGGAACGCCTTGGGGAATTGTTGCCGGGCATCAATGATAAGGTTCAGAAGCTTATACATCGAATTTGATATAGGAAGGTCTTGTGTAAGTGCCATGTTAATTTTTTAATATTTTAATGTATGTATTAGAGGGCACAAAGTTAATAACTGTAAAGCAATTAACACAATTTTAGCTCAAAAAAGTGAAACTAAAAAGCCCCTACCGGGGCTTTTATTTAGCTAACTTTCTAAGGGATAAAGAATTAAAGGGATAAAGTGTTTATTACGGCGAGGGGACGAACCCGGTACGCGTTCTGGCGGTTGTTCGTGCTGACGTTGCCGTAGTTGAAGTACACGAACCAACTGCTGGAAGCGTCATATTCGGTACTAGACCAATACCAGTCATTTGTAAATATATTTTGATTGCCAAACATAGAAGTTATGAGCTCATTGATTTCGGTTTTATACTTGGCCATAAGCATAAGTTCACCCAATGCGGGCAGGTTCCACACGGTTGTATCTTCAATTCCGTCAGATTCAAGCGTACAGGCTTTATAGGCTCTGGCAACTTCGGCGGCAGGGGCGCCGACAGTTCCCTGGGTGTCCTTGACGCCTGCAAGGGTTTCTATTATAACATCGGTATTTTCCTTGCCGTCGAAGGTATCATAGAGTCCTTGGTTACCACTGCCGTAGTTTTTCAGGCCGCGTAGGTCAGTTCCGTAGCCACCCCATTTGAACGTTTTATTGCCGCCTGCGTCAACGCAGTCGCTTTTGGCGATAATGAACTGGTGGCATTCGGCGCGAAGTCGGATGCCGATACGGATATACTTGGAGCGATTATTCGCGCTCATGGAGTTCCATTCGGAAGCCGTGAAAAAGACTTGTTCACCGTCTTCAATCCGGAGCGTAGCCAAAGAAAGGTCAAGAAGCGTACCTGACCATTGCATATATTTGGCGATGTCGCTTGCGGGGGTGTTTTCATTCACGGTTGTAAAACCTATTGATTTTAAGGCTTCTATCTGGTCTTGTTTATTCAAGCGCAGAAGCATGGCGCTGGCGATATTTTTATCCATTTTATTGTATAATATTAAGTTAATACTATTCGGAAGCAACAGCTCTCACATGAAGAAGGGCTGAATTTTTGTTTTGATTCGTAATACGCCCGGTATTCAGTTCGAACGCCCAGGCGGAGTTAGTATCCCAAATTGTTGATAACCAGTAGTATTTATCAGTCATCAGCATACTGTCACTACTCCAAAAGGTACGCATCATCTCATTGATTTTATCGCGGTAGCGGTACATCAGAAGCATTTGGCCGGATGAAGGAAGGAACCAGTTGGATTCATCCTCGATACCGTCACTTTCCAAAGTGTAGGCACGGTATGCACGGGCGGCTTCGGCAGCCGGCGCACCGATTACACCACTATTGTTTTGGTCTTTCAGGCCGGTGATAATCAGGTCGGTATCTTCCTCACCCGTGAAGCAGCCGTACATGGCACCCAGTCCTTTTTGGTTCAGGCCGTCTATGGCTTTACCCTGACCGCCCCAATAGAAGGTAGTAGTCATATCGGCATTATAGCACTCCTGGGCGGCGATTACGAAGGAGTGTCCATGGGCACGGATACGAAGCCCGCGTTTGATATACAGTTGCTTATTAGCGAGCGTAAGGGAGTTCCATTCGGCAGCAGTAAAGTATGCCTTGGAGTTATCCGAGATACGATTACAGGCAAGATGCAGATCAAGCAGACCGGCGGCCCACTTGATACGTTGTCCAAATTCAGATGCGCGGGAATTCTCGGTGACATCCGAGAAGCCCACGGCGTTCAGTGCTGCCACTTGTGCCTGTTTATTCAAGCGAAGCAGCGTTGCGCTTTGTTCATTCGTCATAGTTACTTGTTAATTAAATCATTAATATCCATATTGTCTTCAGCAAACCGTTCGAGATATTCCTCGTAGGTTTCGCCGTTATAATATTCAAGGACTTCATTGATGTTGTCCAGCGTTACGTTATCGTAGTACGGTTCTCCGCCATAAGACTCATTATTGAACCAGTTGATCAGGTCGATGTAGGCATCTATGACGGTAAGGATGACAAGGCCGTCAATACCGGATTCAAGGGATTCGATTTCATCCGTTTCACGGATAACTGTCAGCTCATACGTGCCGTTGACTACCGGTTTATCCTGTCTGTTGCCGTCCTCATCCATTCCGGCAACTCCATATTCGAGAATGGCAAGAAGCTCGGAGCCGTCAGCCTTCAGGGTCATGTTCGAGATACGGAGCATGGAAAGTTTACGGGATGCCGCTTGTGAAGCGAGGACGTCACGGAGCATCTGAATGGCGTCAAGTTGAGGCGACGTTTCAAGACGCAGGCGTTGGACGTTCGGCATGGATTCTATTTGCAGGCCGGACGGGGCGGAAAGACCGGTATAGGTCAGTTCAGGAAGACCGACAAAACGGAGGCTTGTCATTGTTGGTGGAAGAGAGATGTCATTAATCGGAGAAGTCTCTGCAAGAGTGATGTTCTCCAGTTTGCTACCGGACGCATTGATATGGGCGATACGTGGGCATTTGTCGGTAACGAGCATAGCGATTTGTGTGTTCCGGATATCGAGTGATACGAGGAAGGGCATTTCGCCGCAGTTCAGCGAGGTAAGCGGTGCGTAAGAACCGATGGATTGTTCTGTATGGGTGTCAGAGCCCAAGATAAGGGTTTCCACAAGTTGCATGGCGGAGAAGCTCACCGTACTTGACAGGGAGATTTCAGACAGGTCGAGCAGCTTCATGCGGTCAGCCTGATAGATATACAGCAAGGCGCCTTCCTCATGTGAGAAGTTGGTGAATACATATTCTTCGCCCGCTTCAAGGAAGCAGCTTTCGGAAAGGTTGCCGCTAGCGTCATTGCCGACACCGAAGTAACCGTTTTTAGCAGCGACAATCCGGATGGTGGCGTTTGATTTGGAAGATACGCGCCCGGAAATTACACCGCTGAAGAAATCACCGGTTTGGAAATAGCCGTCACGAATACGCCAACGTCTTTCGATGAAAGACGGAAGGGCGGTAAGTCCAAGACCTTGCAGGGCATAGAAGTAAATAGCATCAGAGGTGGCGGTATAGGAGATGTATTTCCGTTCACCGTCGTAAGAACTAACCAGTTTCTGCCATTTTTTGAGCCGTTTGTCAATGAAGAAATGCGTAGCTCCTTCGGGTGAGAACGGGTGCAGGGTGACGCCGTCAATGGTCGCCTGAACGTTACGCATGGCGGCGGCAACGGTACGCAGGGAGAGTTCCGTACCGGATGAGTCAGTCCACACTACTTGCTGGAGATAGATGTTATTAAACAGAACGGAGCCGTAGCCAGCATAAGGGTTAGTGAATGTTTCATCGCTCGTCCGGTTGGGGTCCACCTCGGCGTCAACCGTGCAACCACCGTCGTTGTCCTTGCTATTGAGCGTATCGCAGTCATAGATTTTATTCAGGTACATGCGCATGGCATCCTCGGAGCTGTACACACCGTCTGTTACGGAAGCATACTCTTCCAAGAACCACATCGGCTGCATATTCTTGGCGCGTTGGTCAGTGGCGGCAAGGTAGTCGGTGAAGATGTCATAACTCAAGACACTTTCTGGGCAGGCGAATTTATACAGGTTTTCCTTCCATGTTCTTTGCCAGTTCCCGCCTTTGGAGTAATCGCAGGAATCACAGAAGCGCAACCATCGGTAGAGGTTATAGGGCACTTTCTTACCCAAAGCGTAATCAATGGCGAGCTGGTCATCATCGACAAGCGATTCAAAGTAGTAAGTCCATGCCGGGAAGGTATCAGCAGAGATAGTTCCGTTATCCACGAGTTTTTGAACCCATGAGGACTTGTCCGTTTTCATGGCCATCATATCCTGAACAGAACCGACGCCCTGAAACCAGTCCATACCTTGGTAGTTAAGAAGTTCGAAACCTTCAACCGGATTCAGGACGTCACCGGTGACATTCCATTTGCCGTTTTCATACTTCATGGAACCGGACTGCTTTTTCCATGAGCTGTCCTGATACCTCATTATCCGGTACGAACTACCGCAATACAGGGAAAGCAGGTACACGCTGTCCGTATCGAGTCCGTCAGTCTGTTTGAAGCGTATCTCAATTGCGTCTAAAGTTTCGTCAGGAGTACCGAAGAACTCTATGAAGTCACCATAATTCAGGCAACCTTTGTTATAGCCGGGGGTATCTTTGAAGCCGAGGGCGAACTGTTCCCCTTTGTCTTCTTTCCAGTTGCCTTTGGCATGGAAATAGACGTTTTGCAGGCTGTCATCCTTACACCGATAGGTGGCTACCGGGTGATTGGCGGTAGAGTGGTTCATCTGCAAGTCTTCGATATGCAAGTCACCGCTGTCAAATGTTCCGTCAAATGCACGTTGGACAGGTGTCATATAGTTACCACCTAAGGCACGGTATGTAACGTTCATCATTTCACAGGCGCCGCAGTCGTTCGCATTGCCGGAATCGGAGTAATCGACTTTTACGGTAATGACATCGACCGGGATTGTATTATCACCGACCTGTACTTTGTTGATGGCAGCCAAGGCTATTGCACGGCGTCCTTCCTCCGTCGTATCGTCTGGATTAAGTAGTATGATTCGAGTGTCCTTGTTTTTGCCTTTGCTCTTGGCGAGGTAGTAGCGTTTATTCTTTACCGGGCGTTTGGCAGAGGTGGTTCCCTGGTTGCGGGTTTGGACACTCACGGCCTTGAAGTTACGCCACGGGCGTTCGGGGTCAAAGTAATAGAGCGTGATGTATATCTTCGTACTGGTGGAAGTGGTGCCGTCCAGTGCTTCTATATCGGAGCCTTCATAGGGGCATTCGACAATGTAAGGCATACCGCGTGAATAGATTTCGGCAGCCGACGGGCGGCTTTGGGTACTACCCTCGGCTGTCTGGCTTTTAAGGATGTCCTCAAAGGCGTATTCCTTCACCATTACCTCTGTATCGGTCAGACGGACAAGGTAGTTCTTGAACGCCTGTGCCCATTCCATATAGGAGTTCCAGGCCATCATGTAATAAAGATACAAATCACCCAGTTTGCCGTCCATCGTTATATACTTGGTCTGAATCAGGGAGCCGCCGCCCGGAACATAACCAAGGCAGGCGACTTCCTCACCGTTGAGGAAGAGTTTCATCATGGAATACCGTGTGCCGTCACGTTCAACGTAGTTGCTTGCAGGTTCAACAACTACGGCTACGGTTATCTTTTCACCCTGCCGGTAGGCGCGTTCTTCACGACGGGCGACACCATTGTTACAGAAGATGCCGACCACCCGGCCGGTGACATAGAAGCCGGCACCGGACGTTTCGTCATAGCAGCTAAGGAGCAGGGCATCATCATCGGTCACGTTCTTGGAAGCGAAAGCGAACTGGATGGCGGCACCGTTGGATTCGATGGACGAGCCGGCAAACGGGGCATGGTTTAATGACACGCCCACATTCTCGGCTACGCGAAGGCAGTTCTCACCCAAGAATGTGCCAAAACCGTTGGTAGTCCAGTTGGCACCGTCCACTTTCATTTCATAATTACCGCTGACAATGCTATGGTCAGTTTCCTGATTGGTACGGGATGAGAAGTCAAAGTTATAGATGGCGCCTTCTTTTATGGCGGCGTCAATGGCGGAACCGCTAACTGTCACCCGGACAGGTTCGCTAGTCACGTCCTTGCATACGGCAGTATAGTTGACCGTATCGGTGCCGTCAGCCTTGTAGCCCTGCAGTTGTTGTTTGACCTGATAGGTTTTGTTACGACTGGCAGCAATTTGTGTTACCTGCACGTTATTGGCTTTCACGCTGACGGGTGAAGTCATTTCCAACGGGTCATAACAGGCAACATCAAGTTCTACGGTTTCGTACAGTCGGACTACTCCACCGTTTTTATCATCGTATCTCAAGGCAACAAGAGGTGTGGAACTATTCGGGTCAATTACCATGACAGCCGTGTAGATGACATTTCCTTTCACTCCGGATGCGACATCCGTTCCTTGGATGCGCAAGGGATAGGTACCGTGTTCTAGGCCGAGGGAAGCAGGGCGGATTACAACGGAGTGCGAGTAGTTGTCATTGACAACAGCGGTAGACAGGGATTGCCATTCACCGTTAATCTTGATGTCAACCTGGGCACTGATACCTTTATCAGAGGTATTGTTTCCGAACTTATAGAGTGGAAGGCTGAAACTTTCAGTTGTCGGAGTAAGCAGAGTTTCAGGGGTATAGTTGAGCACCTGTACACAGGTACAGGTAATATCAACAGCTGTTACATTGACATTCTTGGAACCGGTGTTGCCGCTTTCGTCAGTGGCTATCAGCTTGAATTTCCGAGTACCGGCAGCCGTAAAGTATGCGGTGAAGTCCAGTTCAAAGGAGAAGTCCTTCATGTCACCGGAAGATGCTTTGTTGACGGTTTCAGTCCAGACGGTAAGCCCGCTTTCACGGTCTACGAGTTCCAGTTTCTCAATCAGGTTGTCAGAGGATTCGACACCGTTCGAGGTCACGGAACGAATGGCGGCAAAGGTTCGTAGCGTGGAGCCGTAAGAGCCATAGACAGGTGTCGACTGGAAAGCAATGGCAACAATGGTACCACCAGTTTGACCGCCGCCACCCGTGCCGATAGCGAACTGCACTTCATCGCCAAGGGTTTCACCGGCAGCGTTCTTCATCTGAAGTTTTACAATGCCTTCTGTTTCCACGTTTACGTCGAGGTTGGCCGGAACATAGGCATAGGCGCCACCAGTTGAAAAGGCGTCCTTTCCCCCTTCCGCCGGTTCATCGGAAGTTTCAAAAACGGAACCGCCACCACCATTCCCGAAGGGTTTCCAAAGAGAAGGGGTCGCAAAATCGGACACAGCACCCTGGAACTGCCGGGTTTCCATTTCATACTCGCCTGTTTTGTAAGTAATGATGAGACCCGTTCGCTCATATTTGACGCCAGATTCCTGTTGATAGGAGACAATGGCGGCAATAGCGGTTTCAAGGGTATAGTAGCCGTCTTTCAATGGGCGAATCTCATCAACAATGACGATGGGGTGTGTTACATCGTCAGCGGGCGTGCCGCTCTTCATATCCTCAAGGGCTTGCTTATCCTCGGCGGACAAAAGGCCGGCTTGTTCAAGGGTAGCAGAAGGCAGACGGAAGCTGTCATCCGTCTCTTTACCAGTTGTTTTGGACACTTTCTTGAAAGACACATCGAGATAGGAAGCGTCAGACAGGACGGAGAAAGAACCCGGTTTGATTATATCGGAAGGGATATTTTTCATTATATCTTCCAAAGACTTTCCACGGTTGCCGGGGAAAGCTTCTTCTTCATCTTCTCCAAGAGACAACGGTTCAGGCAGACATTCAGAAGGAACTTTACTTTCTTCGTTCAAAGGAGCGATACCGTTCGCTTTTCCTATCCTTTCCTCAAAGTCATTTATTACAGAGGTCCATTTGCCCCATGTAACACTCTCATTGGAAACAATACCTATTCGTGAGATTGTACAAACTGTACCTAAATATACACCTTCGGCATTGTCTGACATGGTAGCCAGTTGTATACACGAAGTGAATGATTGACAAACCTTATCAAGCTCCAACCGTTCAAGTTGTATATTTACAGGAATCTTAGACGAATCAACAGACAAAATACACCGATAATTCCCAATAGAAGAATCCCCGGAATACATTGTTTTCAATTTATCCTTAAAGCTACCAATAGTAGTAAAAGAGCCAATACTTTTGAATGGGTCAGTCAAAGGATTGGATTTATCAGACACTCCTGTTATACGTTTCAACAACTCGGCGTCTCCATTCGATAAATCTTTTGCAATCTTATTGACATTCTCCACTAATGCATCAAAATCCCCATTCACCATTTTAGCAATGGTACTTGAAAGCAAATCAATAGATATTTTCCGACCACCACTAACTTCAACATACATATCTCTAGATAGCTCTGTTGTATCAGCCAGTTGTTCTATTGTAAGACTGTTTGTCTTCAACGCTTGCAGCACAAGGCTAATAATTTGTTGTTTCTCTGACTCTGTCATTTTATTCTATCTTTATTGTTTAAAACTATTATATTAATTTGATGACGGATCAGAAACTTCATCAGAAGCAACAGGTAACGTATCAACAAATTCACCGTCCCAAGTCACCTCATAATAAGTCCTATCATCAGTTCCTTTCAAGAACTCTAATATACCTCCTGATAATAAATCAATATCGTATGAACTTCCCTTTTGAGAAAATTGAACTTCATTCGAATAACCTCCCAAGACAACTGTAATCTGATTAACTTCCGAAGTTACGACACCAGCGCTTGTGAGATTAAAAGGTATCATGAACGTCACCCCACTATTAGCCGGTTTATCCAAAATCACTTTACAACTATAATTATGAGATGTAAAAAGACTAGTCATAATCTTCTGATAATGCACATACAACTTACCGATGATTACTGACGTATATTCTTCTACAGCTTCACCACCAGACTTTATGCTCCTCAACTCTCCACTGTCAGATGTTATCCTATAAGTATCATTTTGAATTCTTCTTATAGACATTTGGTTGTTCCACTCCAAAACAGGATTAATCGTTTTTACCCTCTGTAACATTTGATTGAATACAAAACTCTTCAATCCTTCGATTTGCTGGTTAAGTTCCGGAACATTACTTTCCTTTCTTGCATATCGAATACCATCAAAGTAGACGTAATTACAGCATAAGACACGATTCAATAATTCAGCAAACCATACAGGGCATCCCATCCCATTTCCAAGCGTGAATAATATAGTTGTATATTCGTGGCTGAATAGCTCAACAATATCCTCATCAGAAGTCACGAACTGCTCATTATCCACACCGAACGTCCATCCGTTATCTTTGAAACCACCAGGAACTCGAAAATCAAAAAAGTATTGCATCCCATCTATCCACCAGACAGCATCAAGACGCTGCTTATTATCTTTCATTGAATACTGAATAAGGCTGGTTTCTGATAACTCACACTCATCATCCGTAACTTTAAAAATCTCACTCGTATTCCCATTAACTGTTACAGTATAATATCCACATGGAAGCAATGAAATGTTATAGAAATAGAGAATCTTATCATCATTCATCTTCCATGAGCTTAATGATACAAGTGTAGATATATTACTTAAAAGATTATTAATGTAAACAATAGGCTCCTGCTCTTTGGGTGTCAAAATCAATTCAACAAAAATCCTGTCTGTACGTGCGAATAACTGCACATATTTACTTTTCGCTCCAAATTTATCGGTAGACGGAGAAAAAAACAGTGGGGTAAACGGACTTATAATCATATTCTAGGCTTTTGTTATTGAACGGACAAATAAATCATACTTCACTCCCTCGTTTCTCTCAACTGTACTACTCACCTCTTTGATGTAACCTTCGTAAACAAGGCCACCTTTTTGAATCTTAATCGTTCCATCATCTGTTTGTGGAATATCCTCATCAAAGGTTGTAAATGAAACATCTCCACAAGTGACCAAATGCTCTTCAAGTATAAAGTCATCAGTTAATTTCACATCATTGACTATAACATTGCTATTCCCATCCGAAGAAGCATAATGAAGAGAATCAGCGAACATGCCAATATACTTAGCATTAGCTTTCAACATAGCTTTCTGCCAATACATAACATTAAACATTGCATCAGGATTTAGAACACCTGCAATCTTCCAATCCGCATTCCTTTCTAGTACATATTCCGCTTTCCCAATAACCTTATTATAAGCGAGCATTGCGCCAACGATAAACACATCATTATCACTTTCGTTATCAGTAGAACTACTTCCCCTTTTCTGTGACACGATTTCCAAGCCATAAGCATCTGCACGATAAGGGCTCACTAACTCTAGTGTATTATCTGTTACTTGCAATCCAGTAGTATATTCAGCAGTAAATCGAAATTCATCACGACCATTCAAGCATTCATAATCAACTTTATCATAACCAACTTTAACTCGTGCATATATCCTAGAACTGTCTACTTTAAATTGAAAATCTGAAATGTTTCTTGATATATTCTTATTACCATTAAAAGTAAATAAGCTGTCACGATGGACAAACTTTACAATATCCCCCTCAATCCTCTGAACAAAGCCAAAACAGGCTTCCATCCAGTCTACAAACTTCGTATATGAGGTATATAATTTAGCAGACAATATCCCACGAATACTTTCGGCAGCCAAAATAAGGCAATTGTCCAACCGATTGTCTACACCGGAAGCTATCTCGCCTTTTATACCCTCTTTACCACCATTCATACTTTTGAGCAAACTATTCAGAACAGTAATAGGTTTTACCACATCTATATTGATAGGTGATGCTATTGAAGTCCATTTTATCTGTAGTGAATATTTAGAAAAATACACCTTTCCAGGTCCGTTAACATTCATATTACCTATCGGATCATGTATGACAAATTGAAGACATTCACCATCTTGAAGGTCTATTGCATAAACATCCTGATATTGTTCGGGTCTATAAGTGTCTTTTTCTGTTGTATGTGTATTTCCTGAATAATCGGTATTTATCCAACTCGCAATAGTGCTTGTGGTACCGTTCCCATCAACTTTAGCAAGTGTCAACATTACATCTCCTCTGCCTAAATAAAAGTTGAATTCGGGAGTTATATATACCTTGACTGGTTTATGCGCCCTTAAAAAAGCAGGTACAGAAGTATCTAAAGTCACAGAATTTATTTCTACAGGACTATCTGATTCTGGTAAGTCTTTTTCTACGACTTCCAATGGAAGAGACTGGAATATAGTTTTTCCTGTTATATCTCTTGAGAAATCAACATATTGCCCTCCATCTTCTAAAGAGTATCCACCACATATATAGTTCGCGTAGTAATTAAACGGTAGTCTATCATAATAAAGCTGATATGTATCTTTTATCTCATCTACCGAATATTCGTACTGCGTTCCTTTGTTAGCCTTTATGATATTAGCGACACTATCATCTATCGAATTAATAGAAACAGTATTTCCATCATAGGTCAATGAACCGAAATCCAGTCGGCAACTGAAGAATTCTTCATAAGTATGAGAATTAGTTATAGTATAAACAGTGATACTAGCATTAGAAGCTAGGTATTTGCTCAAATACTCCTCCAATATGAGATCATAGGCTTCTCCCACAAACTGGAATTTTGAAGTAAAGGTTCTAGTTATTCCTTCAAGTCCGGAGCGTTTACGGGAAAACTTTATTTCATCCCAATTCTGAATACAAGATTTGGGAATATCATAGGAAATACTATCAACGGTAAGTACATATTTACAAAGCATTTTAACTCCTTTTGAACGTTCACGAGCAAATATATAGAAAAAGCCAACCGGTTTCCCGATTGGCTAAATTCTTGAAAATCATGCTTTGTCTAAAACTAATATAATCTGCTAATTATAAGCTATATACAAATTATTTTATTAAATATAGATTTTCTTCTCCCTGTGAAATATCACACGTGTTATCTGTTAGATAATAAAATGAATCTCTTGTTTCAACAAAGACATTTCGCATCAGTCTTTCAAATTCTTTAAAATTGGAAGATTCTTTAGGATAATAAATATTTTTAAACAAATGGGCTTCATCTAACAATTCATAATACAAAATACCCTTTAGTGCCTTTTCCTCTGTTTTACGTTTATCACCAAGGAGAAGATATAAAACAACAAACAATTCTTTATCTCCCATTTGAGCTTGTATAATATCATAATACTTCTTCTTTTTTTTATTTGAGGTCAAAACCTCACTCAAATAAATATATTTATACAACTGATATAAATGTCGATAATATCTCATTAAATGTCGACTTTTGCCATTATCTAAATCCCTCTCAAATTCTACTGGCATTAAATCATTTGAATTTGAAATAAAGATAGAAACAACCTCATCATAATATTTTTCAATATCCGCCTTGCACTCATTATATATAGAATTATGCATCTCAAGCCATTGAAAAAAAGAAGATTCAAACTGTAATATAGATGATAATTCCTGTTGACTTCTATAAGTCATAAAAATAAAAATTATAGAAATTAATGATAGGCTAAAGCCACAAAATGTAGCAAATCCAGCCCAGTCATCTATATCAGTAGAAATCGGTCCGTTAAAATATCTAGAATAGAACACCAGACAGGACACAACAATACCAGTACTCAAACAAAACGAGACCATTATTGGATTTCGTTTTAAGTATTCTAAAAAACTTATTCTTCTTTTCATAGCATATTCTTTTTAGCAAAAATATAAAATTTCACAATAATAGATGTATATCAGTCATTAAAATCGGCTATATAATTCATGCCATATCATTTTTCGTCCGGAAGAAATACGACTTCTTACAGTTCCGACAGGAATGTTCAGGATTTCACTTATCTCATCATATGAATACCCACTAGCATAATACATCACACTATCAATACAACGGGATTTTTTAGCACACCGTTGTATTGTGGAAACCAAATCATCAAACAGTATTGAATGAGCTGTACAGTTAGAAATGGCACTTCCGTCTACCATATCAAGCCCTGTAAAATGTATAAGGGAATTTCTATTGTATCTTATTATATAAGTATTCCTCATTATAATAAGGCACCACGGTTGAAGTGGTTTAGAACAATCAAATTTATCACGATTCACAAGTAGCTTATAAACTGTATCACCGGCTAAGTCTTCAGCATCTTGCATGGAACAGCAGAATTTTCTTGCCACCTTTAATATCCAAGGATATATTTCTGATAATTCCTTTTCAAAGTCCATTGTCAGCCCTCCTTATTAGGTGTATCTTCGGTTCGCCATTAATGCACCTTTCCACATATTTCCGGTGCATGATACTTTGTTCGTGCATTTCCTTAGCAGAACGCTCGATTGAACTAATAAGAGTGCCTATATCGGGGGGCAATAAGGCAATCATTTTTTTTACCTCGGACACTTCTGCCGTTATCCGATTACACTTCGTCTCTAATGTACGTAATTCTGACAATAAAACATTGTATAAATGCCTATTTATACAATGGATGCTGTTTTTTCTATTCATAAAAAAGTCGTTTGTGATTCTAAAGGAGATGTACAAACGACTGTATGAAATAATTCGCTTTAATTAAAAATTAATCGAATTACAGCATATATGTAATACCAATATTATCATGTGCTTCTTTTTCTGATCGATATTTCAACATCAGCTTGATGAACGATATTCGCATAGACAGCAGCATTAATTACGCGGGAATCAATACTCATTTTAAAGAATGTCATTAGAAAAGCAATCTCGGCATCAAAAGAAGAACGAATTTGTTCAGGAGTAGCCTTACTTCCTTTATGTTCCTCACTGCGTCTTTCCTCGTTCCGTTTTTGCTCAAAAATCGCAGAATGAAGTAAATAATCAAGCTTCGATATAACTTGCTCATCACTCATATTCCGGATATCTACATTTAGTTGACCCAACACCTGACGAGCATCATCATAAAAGCCAAGAGAAACAAGAGTCTGACATATACGAAGGCTCAATAGTTTGGCACGTTCCTTCACCATATCCTCTTTGTCCATAATCATAGCCTGCATACCTGAAGGATTAACAATGCTTCTGTATTCGATAATTAATTTAGATGCTATTTCTTTAAGCGTGCTTTCGGACATAGATTTGCAGTCCGAAAGCAAACAAGCATAGTTTCCGCATGAAAGTTCAATGAAATCACTCAATGTTATCTGATTTAATCTTTCAATCATGGCTATTTCAGTTTAGATAACTTATACAGTTCAAATTCACGGTTAGAAGCATCTTGGCGTTGCATTTTTAGACTCTTCATCAAAAGGAAATTTGTTCTATCAACCCTTTTTTCTAACCGGGAATAATCATTGAAAACAATGGTGTCACCGGAAGAAGATGCAAAATATGTCGGTGAAAATGTGGGAAAGTCCCAATCCGGTATATCAAAATTAGAGATATCTACCTTATCAACATCAGGAAAGACTTGCGCACCTTTAGGAATATCAACTAAAGTTGGAGTATCAGGAGTAATCCATGCTTTTCCAGAATACATGATAACTTCATGTTTACCGGCATCACCAACTAAAGCGGTACCGCCGGGATGCCTATCATTACCTTGAGTACCATCTGCATAGGAAGGAATAGGAGTTGCAAGAATAGTTGCAACCTGAATTGCTCCCATGGCACCAATAACAATAGATAAAGGAATATTCGGTAAAGCTTCAGTTATTGCCAGTGCAGTGGCTATTCCAGCTTGAGCGACACTAGTCGCCTTTTCCCAAATGGCTTGTTTACGTGCCATTTCTTGTTTTTGTTTTTCTAGTTCAGCATTTTTTGCTTCTGTCAAAGATTTTGCAGCACGTTTACGCGCTTCTGCTTCTTCTTCGGAAATAGCACCTGACTCTGCCAGTTTATCAACCCGTTCAACATCTTTGTCATATTTTTCATCATTAGCATCCTGCTCTTCCTCTATCTTATCAATTTGAGCATCATAAAGTGTAGAAACAAGATTTCCAATAGTCCCTACAGCTTGTGATGCAGTTTGCAACCATTTTTTGAGATTCTTTTGGCGTTCTTTTAACGCTTTATCTTCAGCTTTAGTAATATTTTGAATAGCACTTATCTGTAATTCTGCCTCCTTTTTAGCGAGAGCAGCCTTCAAAACATACAACTGAGTAACAATCTTAGTACGTTCTTCAGCAGTAATATTCTCAACGGTTAATTCCAGTTCCAAAGCTTCAATCGCTGCTTCAGTAGTCTTATGTGCATATTCAAGTTGTAAATTGTATTCCTCTATCGCATATTGCTCTTCTGTTATTAGCTTGGATGCTAACTTCTTTTTAAGAGCAAGCATATCCATTACATACGCAGCGTCACGTATCTCTTGCTCATGGGCTGCATTTTCCGCAATCAATGCTACCTGATCAGAAGCATACTTTCCGTAAATCTCTTGTTTTTTCCTAGCATATTTTTCATCTATCAATATTACATCTTCACCAGTTTTCTCCGCTGCATCAATTTCTGCTTCACGTTGCAATTCCAACTGGTGTAATTTCAAATCAAGTTCTTCCTGGGACCCCTTTTTTACAACAGCAAGAGCGTTCTCAACATCCTTCTTCTCACGATCAGAATTATACTTAATAGTAAACTCATCTAGCTTTTCCTGCATTTCCTTAGCTAAATTCTGACGTGTAGCAATTTCCTCTTTGCTATTACCCTTGACGGCAGCAATCTTCTTCGAGTAAGCAACACCAATTTTAGCAAGTTCTTTCTCCAGTCCCTCATCCATAAGAGCTAGTTCTGACTCCTGATAAGTTTCATGAATTTTCAGCTTCTCTTTGAGAGCTTTTTCCTGTTCACGTTTTTCTTTATCAGTAAGTACCTTTACTGAATTCCCCTTTGTACCACCATTCTCTTTCAAATCAATGGTATCAAGTTGTTCAATAAGAGATTCTGTTATTGATGAAATAGCCTTCTTACCTGCAGCAACTTTAGTTGCAACATCGATCTCATCTTTAATGACATTATTTGTACGTCTCCATGAGGTCAGAATTGTAAAGAATCCCCTGTCTTTCAATTCTCCTTCCAATTTCTTACGATTATCTATAGCTAATTGATAATCACTATTTTCATATTCCAAACGAGACTTCAATGTTTCAATATAATCTTCTTTAGCCTTTTTGGCCGCCTCATCAGCAGACATTCCTGAATTTATATATTCTTTATACAACCTCTGCATATTTCTAGCATTCTTCTCCAAAATATCAGATTTCATCATCTCTTTCTGTGCAAAGGCAACAGCCTTATTGTCTGCTTCATCTTGTAATTCAGAATACCCCTTCAGCTGTGCAGCAACATTCCTCAACCCTCTTGCCAGAAAATCCAGGACATCCTTCATTATACCCTTGGAATCATAGAAGGATAACATAAATGCTTCCCACGCAGAAGAAAGTCCCGCAATAGAACCTTTAACATTGTTACTCATGGTATCTGCCATATCTGTTAGTTCTTTATCCACGCCTGTAATTTGGTCCCTCAATGGAACAATTTTATCAGAAGCTGTAAGAAAAGCATTGAAAGCGGCGACACTCCGTTTATCTGTTAATTCTAAAGTTGTATTTAAATCTACACCTTGTTCTTTCAGTTTCTTTAAGCCAACAACCAACTCAGGCAATGTTTTTACAGGTTCTCCAAGTGCTTTAGCTAATTTGCCATTGCCATCAGCCAAATTCAACAAAATATTACGAGTGGCTGTTGCAGACATTGAAGCATCAAAACCTGCATCTGCAAGCTTTCCTAACAATGCCAAAGTATCTTCTATTTGGAAATTGAATGCCTTTGCAACCGGACCAACAATAGGCAAGGCAGTAGCTAGGTAAGAAAAAGATAAGGCACTCTTTGATGTAGCAACAGCCATAGCAGATACATAACGTTCTGTTTCTTTAGTGCTAGCATTAAACATTCTCAATGCAGCACCAGACAATGCGGCTGCATCCGAAAGTTCAGCTCCAGTTGCTTGTGCGAATCGTAAGATGGCACCTGTCGAATCTAATATTTCACGACGTGTAAAACCTAATTTGGCTAATTCTATCTGTAGTTCAGTAGCTTGTGCAGCTGTATATTTCGTTGTTGCTCCTAATTGACGCGCATCAGTGGTTAATTCTTTAATATTGTCAGCCGTCGTACCTAAAATCGCTGCAAGTTTGCTATTAGCAAATTCAAATTCAACAATGGAACCAACACCTTCACGCAGTTGCGTAAACATCTTAACAATCCCTCCAACAACAGCTTGTGCACCAATATATCCAGCAGCCCATCCTTTCAATCCTGCACTAACTTGGCTTAGCCCAGGAGCCATCTCCGTTTTAAGCATCCTTCCTGCATTCCGGGCAATAATACCCATATTCTGCATGGACTTATTACCGTTCTGTATCTCAACCCATGCAGCCTTCACTTCTTCCCGGTATGCACCAATTGTCATTTTCTGTTGACTATATCGATCGGAATTTCGCTTTATGTAATCAGTGTTGATTCCAATAGTAGAATTAAGACGGGCAAGTGTACGAATATAGTTTTCATCCGTATCTTTCAAAACATCAACAGCCTTTTGCAGCTGCTTATTCATTTCCTTTGCTTGTGAACGGCTATGTACTTCCTGATTAGTCAAGGTAATAGCAGTTCTGATAAGTTTTAAACGTTCTTCTTCAGATAAAACAGCTTTCTTACGAGTAGTATTACCGGCATTCTGCGCTTTTGTCAAGTTAGCTTCCGCTTTAGCAGCCTTTTCCAAGGACGCAGCATTATCCGAGTTTGCCTTGGTTAGTTTCTTCAATTCAGCAGCAGATAATTTCTCTACATTTAGCTTTTCCTCTATCTTCTTACTGACAGTTTGAGTTATTTCAGACTGTTTTCTAAGAGCCTCGGTTAATTCAGCAGATGCAGAACCAGCCGTTTTTGCTTGAGTATTATAAAGATTACTCAACTTTTCAAGATCAGCAACGCCTTCTACATTTAGTTTCAAACCTTTTGCTAATTCTTTGGCCACATTAACATAATCAGCCCTCACACGCTCAATAGTATTATCAAGCTCCACCAATTTCTGCAAATCGTTCTCATCAACGAAATCTTTTAATTTTAAATCTGCCATAATTACAGGTAATGTCTATATTCAACAATCTTTCCTTTTATCTCAACTCCTAGTTTATCAAAAGCATAGATACCATCTTCTTTCTGATAAACGACATACATGCAACCATCCAAGACAGCTGCTTTCTTTGCAAGATCACTGATACGTTCCAGTTCACTCTGCATCTTTTTTATTTCGCAACTACAAGCCATTTTCTACCGATATCCACATTCTGAAAAGAAACGTTCCATCCAGGGACGGAGATACATAATATTAAAGTACTCTTTAGCTGTATCACCAATGCCTAAAATCTGCTCACCGTATTTCTTCTCAATAGAACTACCGTCCGTAAATCCTTTCGTTGAGAATCGAAGCCCGGAATCAATTCTATCGGCAGTTATGCTATCATAGAAAGTACCAGTAATAAAGAGGTTAGGTACCTCAACCGGACGCGGTGGCAAATAAAGCATCTCACTTCTAAGAGGTGGAGTTATCCTCTCCTTCCATCGTTTATATTGTTCCGCACGGTTCTGCCAGGGACCGGGCTCGTTAAAATAGGTGTCAGTATCATAATCAGGATTCAATAGATGTTCAGTACCGTCCAGACCGGAATATAATTGCTCCTGAATGCAATCAACGAGCACATTCTTATGTTCTTCCATACACCTAATACATTCCTCTTCAAACCCGGATGCAATGGAATGAATAACTCTATGTAATTCATCAAAATCTGCCATACAGTAAAAATATAACGGGCCGGGCTGTAATCACACCCCAGCCCGTCGGTTACTTAGTTATCGCATCGTACACTTCCGAGAGCTTCTTCTTGCGGTCAGCTTCCTTCAGTTCCTGCCACACGACTTTAATGTGCGCATTAATAAACTCTTCCTTCGTCATGCCCTTCACAGCAACCTCGACGAACGTAACATTATCTACCTTCATGACACCTGCTCGATACCTCTGATTCCTTTTTCATACAATACAGAAGGAGCTTTCAACGAAGGAACCGCCCCGGCTTTAGGAACAATGGTAATGATACCATCCGAATATGTAGCAGAAGTTACGTTATTCATAACTTCAGCAGCACCATCAGCAATAAGACTGCCAAATTCTTCTGTACGGTCATAACCACCAACAACTTCAACTATTTTGTAAGTATTTTCGGCCTCCAACTTTTGAAACACAACATCAACCAAGCCTTTAACGAAATTCTTGGGATTGAAGTCTAACTGCACGTAGTCAAAGTGCAATTGGCTGTCTTCCACATCTTCATGTGAAAAACTAACAGTCATCGCAGACTTAGCACTACTGGTCGGGTACTGTGTCACGGTCGGGTAAACAGTAGACATCGGAATACCGGCAAGGATATCAGTGTCATCATTATAACCGATCAACATATTATCCTGATTCCAAAAGTAAACGTCCCATCCTTTATTGGCACATTTCAGAAGCTGGGCATTCAAAACCTCATCAAATTTCTTCAAAGTGAAGGTGTCTGTTTGAGCGCTAAGCCCGTTGTATTCACTTGCACCGTACCCTACAGGATTAACTTGAGGCTCTCCACCATTCTTGGCATACTCCAGGAATGGCAAAATAGGGTAAATACGCCCGGGACGGTCTGCATGGCACAATTCGAGCAACTTCTCACCTGTTATATCAGCAGGGAGTTTGACACCATGTTCTGTCAAGATAGCACCTTTGACCTTTTTCCAGTCAATGCTACAAGCAGAACTACCAGTGTTCATCCGGGAACCCTTACACGTTCTAATCTTTCTCATTTTCTTCTACAATTAAGATTATTAATTTTTATTTCCATCGAGCGTATATTTATGGCATCAATCGGCTCGCTCACAGCCTCACCGGAATCTGTATAGGCTCCGTATCTGCCATATGAATAGTTTTCTGAATAACTATGTTTCACTTTTTCGTCATAGTCGCAGTCGAACCGAGAATCTTCATATAATACTTCCAATAAACGTTTATAGATTGGCCGAAGGATATTTTTAAAAGATGTGGTTCTGCGCATCTCATTGCTCCACTCTTTACAAGAAGAACATGCTATAATTAACGAAACCTTTGCTTTTGAAAAATAATCCGCATCACCTCTATCCTCACTAATTGGAGTGAATAGTGCAACCAATGGAAACTTCCTTTCAGACTGGGCAGAAGACTTACTGTATTCATCTAAAATATCTTTGATATATTGACTGCTACCGAAGATGTAATTCAACCTTGGGGACTTCATAACTTTAGTTCCCCCTTTCCCATTTGGATAGAGAATTTCAAGCCCTTCTGGAAGTTCCTTTACAATCTCCTCAAACAGTTCTGTTATATCTAAATCTATCATAAATTGAAAGCATTAATTGGGGTCAAAAGATTCTTGGTTATTTGCACATCGAAAGGACAATCATTCGACATAGCCCATTCAACAAACTGTTTATTCTTCTCTACCATGCTATTCCATGTGCTTACTTGTCTCTTCAAAGGAGCTACATATTCATTAGCACATTTCAAACGGACAAGCCCGGTTATTGTAGCCTGGGTGTTTGCGTCACGAAGAATATGATAAAAGACATAGTCAGCGAACGGTTCACACAGCTTCTCGCATAATACTGCATATCCGGACTGGGGGGCTTCCTTCTCTTCTGAAATATCAACTTCATCTGAAGAATCTTCCTTTTCCCGTTCAATAAGCTCCAAATAATCTGTGATAGCTTGGGAAAGAGTCACACCAACAACATTCCGGAGAAATTCGGGCTGAAATGCCTTAATATACCCATTTATCACCTCATTCACAGCAAGAGATTGGGGCGAAGGCATTTCAGCGACCGAAACATTCTCAATATGCCTGGGACCTGACATAAAATATGAAACATCAATCAACATAGCGATAGTTATTTAGAAGTCTTGCCTTTCCCGGTTTTCTTTTCATCTTCTACGGAAACGGCTTTATCATCTGTAACAGTTACCTCCTTGGCATCTTCCTCTTGCAAATCTTTTGAATCGGCAACCGGAAGATTCTTTTCATCAGAAGGCACCTGTACTTCAAGTTCTGCAATGCGAGCTTTCATTGTTTCACGCTCTTCTGTCAGTTCAACAATTGTCTTATCTTTCTCTACAATGGATGCAGTAAGCCTGCCAATCTCTTCATTTTTCTCTGCAAGCATACATTCCAATGTCTTTCGGGCATCTTCTTCTGTAACAAGACCACATTCGGAAATAGGGATGAGTTGAATCATCCCTCTATTAATCCGAATGCGTTGCTCTTTAAGCACATTGGTTACATCCTTATCGTTACCTCTAAGTATGTAATCCATAATCCTACGCTTTAGTTATTGCAGTCTTCAATGCGGCCAAATCCCCATAAGCGAAAGCCCACGGCATATAAATCGGGAAGATAACTTCTTCTTGTGCCATCAGCACAACCTCATTGCAAAGCTTGGTCTCCACATCTTCAGCCCATTCAAGTGTCAAAGTGGTATAATCAACCAAATTTGCAGCTTGGTTAAAGTCACCTAAAAGATACTTACCTGGAAGAATACCACCATACTCGATAATCGGACGACCGGCAATATATTTCACCCCATCAACCATTTTAACGATACCAAGATTACGTCCTGTCGTATCTTTCTCTGATTCCATACCGTTAACAGTCATTGGATTAAGAATAATAGCATTCGGAAAATACTGGGCATATGTCATTGCGGCGAAAGCTGTTTTCACTACATCTTCAGAGTTGGGTTCCTCAATGTTCTTAAAGCCGGCTTCATGAACACTGAATGTCATTTTATCCGTAGCCGTTTCAGCACCGGAGAACGCGACACCAGGAATAAGGATACGACCATCTTCCATTTTCACAAGAGCGTGTGTTTTGTTCAGTTCTGTAAGAACAGCGGCACCAGCGAACGTGATACTCATTCCATCAAGAATCAAATCCTGTGGTTCTGCAAACTCTACAATTACATCCTTATCACCGTTATATCCGGTAATAGCTTTTACAGCACCGGCGGCACCTGTAACAATGGCTGTACTAATAATCTTCTCTACAGAAGTCACCCCAGTATTATTAATAATACCAAGCAAATTCTCACCATTACCGTCACCAAACAAAATGTTCCAGTCTTCTGCCATCCAAACAGCTTCAGGAAGCATGTTCAAGATGTAGGAACGAATGTACACTCTTGATTTCAACATACGTTTTGAGATACGGATATGAGTACCAAGGCGCTTAGTTCCTGTCTGTATCTCTTTTACCTTGATACTTGATTCCGGTAAACGACCGTTCTCTGTTACAAAACGGGCATTGCGGTTGAAAGCATATACTTGCGCATAGGCGAGTTGAGGATATGCAGGATCAGCTGTCAGCGTCGTTAATACATCACGCATATGCAACTTTTTGTTGGCAACCTGAGTCACAACACGTTTCTGTTGTTGAGTAATCAACAAATCACCGGTGTAATTGTCAGTCATGGAAACGACATCTTTCAAGGAGAAGCCGTCAAACTCTCCTGATTTGCGTGTTTTTCCTTCTGCGAAATCTCTGAATTTTTCAGAATCAAGCATCTCGTTCAACTTCTCATCGAACTTGTTGATAGCATTCATAGACAAGCCCTTTTGTTTCATTTTCTCAATACTTTCTCCAAGGGTCTTTACCTGGGCAACGAGTTCTTCATTGTCTTTAACCAATTGCTGGAACTTCTCATTGTCATAGGATTTCAGCAATTTATTAATATCGTCAAACTGTTTTGATACCTCATCCGGTGATGCAATTCCTTCAAGGGACTTGTTTACTACTTCACACATCATGCCGACGATGTTTTCCATAAACGCCTTCTGTTCTGCCGGCAAGCCGTCCGTTTTCAGATTAAAATCTGATACTGTAAATTTTCTAATTGGCATAAAATTTAAATTTTAAGTTATTTATTCTCGAAACAGCTATTCAAACTCTTAAAATCGAGTAAAGTGCCATTATCAGCGGCTTTAATCGTCACTTCATCGTTCCCATTTTCCCCGTCATTCTTTTCTTGAGTGTCAACAGACGGCTCATTTTTTCCGGTGGTATCTTCAGAAGTGTTTTGCAGAATAGCATTCGAACGATATACTTTTCCCCAACAGTGGGGACATCTTACATAATTCATAAGGTCTTGTAGACCCTTTTGAGAAAATTCTTTCTTTTCTGATTTGACAGAATCAATAAGAGAAATTACTTGGGTTCTAATCTCCGGAGTGAGCTTCTCCATTTCTTCCCTTACAATGTCCTGTGTTATCCATCTCTGATAATCAGCAGCATAATCTAATACCTGTTGGGCAAAGGTATGCTCTGTTTCTGCATCATAATCAAATTGATAACCACAATGAGGACATGAGACAACGGCACCACCGTTGAGGCTCTTCAGTAATAAACTTAATTCCATATCGTATCCTTTTAAACGTTCATCACTATATCCATGCTGCAAGAACGCTTTCCGGACGAAATCAACAGCTTCCTTTACCTGGTCAGCAGTAGCAGACTTGATATTCACAAGGAACGTCTGTGGATTACTCCCCCAACTTGTCAATGTTGAATATTCCATCATACGCCATTCAAGCACCTTACAAGGATCGATAGAATCCCTTTTGATGGCTTTTACTCCGATAGAGTGTTCTAGGGTTCTTCCATTCTCTGCAAACAGCTTATAATCAGCTAACGTATCACGGCCAATCTGTTTTTCAAGATTTAACTGACCGACCATAACCAAATTACCTTCTGTTTCCTTACCACTCAACGGAACACCTAACAACTGGTCTGTACGATGATTCAGGAACCAACGCATCCGACCAATATTTTCTTTCAATGTCTTATTGAATGAGCCGGGCATAGATATGTCATTTTGTGAGTCCTTCACACCGATACCGTTCACCGCAACGGTAACGATACCCTTCTCATCAACATCATTTGCCTTTGTCTTGTACTGAAGGCTTTTGATTTTCTCTTCCATCTTTTTCATCTCCACTTTTAGTGTTAAAAACTCGATTTACTTTATCCAGTTCCTCATCTGACATATCAAATTTCAATTTGTCAAACAAGGGATTTTCTATCATACTTTCGCCTATTTGGGCACGCCAGTCATTGAGTGTTATAAGCCCACATGAGAATTGTTCACGACAACGTTTATTTATATTTGTCTTTACGTCTTCGGATTCTTTCAATCCTTCCTGCAAACAATCAACATCAGAGAAATCACAATCCAAATAATATCCCCCTCCTTCAAGACCAAGGAAAGCTGTAAAATCCTTGCAGAATTGTTTGGCCATAGGAATAACAGTTGAACAATATACGCTCTTTTCAGCAGTAGCCTGATTGCTAAATGTGGACTGGTCTTTTCGCGGAACAAGAACGGCAGGGATGCCGTATGCCCCTGCAATATTTATTGCATCAGCCAAAGTCTCTTCAAACGGCTGTAACTCTGCAATAGAAAGATTAGTACGAACAAAGTCAATGTCTGCATCTGAAATACCATAAGGTACCTGGCCCTTCCTTACACCATACTTCTCAAAATTTTGCTTCAAAAGCTGTTCCTTTTCATCGTCAGTCAACGCTATTGAACCGGTAGCATCAGTTTTCTTACTTACAATAAAGCCCAATCCACCCCGCTTTACATAAATCACATTTCTAGCTTCATATACAGCTATTAGATTTGACATTGGCTTATTTTGGGAAGCAAGACGACTTTTGGACTTCAAGAACATAGCCCCTGAATAGAACTCTGCACTTCCGTCTCTATCATGCCATATTTGGTATGGAGGAATTTCCAAACTACCATTCCAACCATACTCCAAACGATAGCTACGAATAATATCTTCTGTTTGGGCAATGCCAAACAATGGTATATTCCCGTAAACAGGTTCTACAATAGTCTTATCAGAAGGTAGCACCCAATAATTATCGCAATATCTCCATTTTTCAGCTGTAGAAAAGACATCAGGCATAGCGGCACGAATAAAGCTATTCCCTGTACACAATTTATAAATATGGTGCTGATAAATCAATTCTTTCCAACGCATCAAACAATTAGGACGACTAAGTATGCCATTCATTCGTTTATTCGCCCATACTATACTGTCATCCTTAGTTTTCTTCAATTGAAAATTAGCACCTGCAATTCGCGATGCAATATAATCGATCGGGAAAAAGACTTCAGGTATCGTACTGAATAGCGTTAGATAGTTACTGCCCGCTACAATAGGACTAGTAAGGTCCTCAATGTATGCAACTGACCATTTTTCAGCCTTGCCACTTTGAGTATCTATATCCTTATTTTCAGATGAAGTAACTATTTCAACTTCACCTTTAGTCTTAGATTTCTTTCCAAATAGATTATCAAAAAAAATATTCATTGGGTTCCTTTTTGAGCAAAACTAAGTAAAAAGGAAAACCGTTTTCCAAAACACTAAAATCTTGAAATTACGAAAACATAATATCAACAATACAACATCCTTATTTTCAATCACATATAACGCAATTCAATTCAAACCTAATTTTACAACGAACTGTACTAGCCCACTCAAAACAGCACTGGCCTCTTTTGTTTCACTATCTTTATTATAGTCCATCAGATTATTCATGAAGGCAACATATTCCGTATCAGATTCTACTTTTGATGCAGAAAAAAGAATACTATTTTTCACATAATCAGATGTTGCAGCAATACGCTTATCTACATCCGGAAACTCTTTCATTACACGAATCTCCTTGTTTGTACTAGAACGGAGTTCCCGGATAAAAGGGAAATAAGCATCCGTACATTCAATTACACATGAATCAGATTCATGGGACAAAATAGAAGAACGTATATCTTCTGTTGAAGTAGTATCCATAAATACTACATCAACAACATGCCATTTATTCCCACATCTAAACGCTTGTATAAGGACAAATTTCCCATTAACATTCGGCATCACATATAGAATCTTCTTAGTGTATTTACATTCGGTATCTGGATTGAAGAAATTAATAGTGCCATTACAAGCATACAAGTTCCTTTTTCGCCGGTTACTAAACTCTATATACTGCTCACTACACAAATCCACAACAACATAGCGAAACGTATCGGATAAATGACCATGTTCCTCATATGTCTGCAAGGTAGTTTTATTCTTGACCTTGGTTTTAAGAATGGCACCGTTAGCATCTTTCTGTACGCTCATGTAGTCCTCAATAGATACCGAACATGATTCGTCAATGTATATCTCTATACCGGGAACTGTACAATCAAAGATAGCATTGATAAACTCACCGGTCATCGCTACACTCGGATTCTTGTTGCCTACCTTATCTTCAATCTCGAACCCTTCTTTTTGCAATGTATCTATGAATAAGTCCATCCAGGAACGCTTCTCATCGTCAATGCTGTTTGCCGCTTTCGTTGAAGCATCACCATGTACATATAACCTATCAGAATATTGGATAGATTTCAGATACTTTGCAACAAGTTTGGAAGCTTTCTTTACAGTATTGTTGGGGCTTTCAGCGCACGTTTCATGGAATTGCCAAACCTTGGTACCAGTTGTGAAATCGACCTGCCAATATGATACGCTGATATACGGAAGCACGTTGTTATCGACAGAGATATGAATAGGTAAGTCCGGAACATACTTATGCTCACCGGAATGTTTGCCACGATTGAAAGAACCGAAGAACTCGCTACCGGTACGAATGACACCCCATTCTCCCAATGCGTACACATTGTAATAGTCCGGGTCGTGAACTCTATCATACTCAAAATCGGCAACACATTGCTCATCATAGAAACCATACGTACCGTCAGGACTACCGACAACCCAAAAATTATTCAAATAGGTAGATTGGATAATAACTGTATTAGGTGCCTGTTCCTCGATTTGCTTAGTACGAAGATTAAGTATTTGCCTGGGTGCATTCTTTTTTACGGATTTAACCTTGGTTAGTTCTTTCGGCAACTCTTTGTCGGCAATGGTAACAGTCATCGGTACATCATGCCATTTATCTTTGTCGATGAACTCTTTCTTTATCCAATGGCTTTCACTAATCGGGTTGAAAGTACAAATAATCTGCTGCCCTTTCTTACCACGGAGACGCTTACGTAACTGCTTGAAATCCGGATGCTCGAACTCTGACCATTCCTCTAACTGAACACGCTTATAATTGGAGATACCTTTTATCTTTTCCGGATCATCAAGACCGGAGAAATCTATCTTCGCACCATTAACCAGACACTTAATAGTATTCTGTTGGAACTTGAACAAATGGGAGATGCCAAGACCGGCCGCAGCGACTTTATAATCTTCATAAATGGTTTTGAGAATAGAAGCTCCTACCTTACGCATAACAAGAGTGTTTTCACCATCCTGTAATGTCTGTATCAGTATGGTTTGTGCCACACTATACGATTTACCGGAAGATGAACCTCCATAGAGAATGATAAAACGGATAGTCTCATCATTCAAGTACTTCAATAGATAGAATCCGTTAGGATTTAGCTTCTTATAATTTATAACCATATTGTTCTAAAAGTAAGGTTTCTCCGTAGGGTGAATACCGGATTTTGCAGTTCAAATTGTTCTATTCTTCCGAATCCTCATTATCTTCAAATCCGATACGAAGTTCACCGACTTTATTTCCGTCTCCACCTTTGATGTTGACATTCTTATCGGCTTCCCATCCATTCCAGGCACCAAGCAAACGAGCGGCTTCTGTTTTACCGTTGAACTCATAATTAACCACTCCTCTATTATTCTGAATCTTCTTCAACGCATTACGGGCACGCTTTGGAAGTTGGGACGGACTTCTCATCTTTGTTTTCCCGGTAACAGGGTCTACATAATGTAAATCATCGGGATCAGCGAGTACAATATCCATTAATACCTTCTCGACCGTTTTCCTCTCTACTTCAGTCTCTTTCGCCCTCTGTTGCTTAATCTCACTTATCCTTGCACTAACCTTGCTATTGGCTAACAATCTGCTAGCAGCACTCCAAATCGTTTCAGGTTTCATCTTTGACGCATCATAAGACATCCTATATGCTTCACTAGCATTACCTTCTGTATCAACGTAGTATTTACAGAATTTCTCTTGCTTGAATGTTAATGGTTTCTCTTGCTTTCCCATATCAATTGTTATTTATTCCTACGAGAAAAAGAAGCTGCTCTCTATCCTTTAAAAGCTCATAGGTGGCAAGCAGTGTGCTGCCAGTTGTTAATATGTCATCATACACTATTATTTTCTTTTCCTTTATCGGACGAAGAAGAAAGAATTCCGGATTCAATCTATCTTTAGTTAGGCACTGGATTGCATTCTCATAGAATGGTATTTTCACCGCCCCCGCAATTTTCGTACAGATAGAGGTTGAAAAATGAAAGCCCTCGTTGTGTCTCCGTCGCGGTGTGGTGACTATACACCATCCTTCATATCCCCCTACTATGAAGCGGTGGAGAAACTCACACGCTCTCTCTGCAAAGAATGATGCAAGTTCCTCCGACTGTTTAATTTCTGAAAAGCTGGTACCAGTCTTGGAACGAGTGAACTGGGAGATGTAATAGATATCACCCTTTTTATGAAGTGATACCTTTTCTTTCAGATCACATAACCGTTCCTGATGAGACCAGCTCTTACATTTCACCGCTTCCGGCTTATCCCAGTCATCAATACGACATATCTTTCCCTTTCTTTTCATCAAAAATCTTCTTTACTCCATCCTCGACAGATGTATAAGACAAAGGTACTAAATAGATATCCCGGTTCACCGACTGCTCTAAATTGTCAAAATCCCGTTTTTCATTAATTAGCTCAATTTCAAGCGGTTTGTAGTATTTTACTAAAGAAGCAAAATACATAGTAGTCACAGGTTGGACGTTACAAATATTGATAAGCTGCCGGTTACAGCCCACCGCATAAATAAGCCCTTCGACGACATCATCTATGTAAGTGAAGCACCGGATATTCTGACCACAATTGTATAAAGACACGTTTTCCTTTTCTATCAGGAACCAGAGAAGAGTTCTTTTTCGCGGATTAGGTCCATATACATTATGCAGCCGGCACCCGGTCGCAGCCTTACAATAGATAGATGCATACTGTTCATCGAAATACTTGCTTATTCCATACATGGAAGTGGTATTCTCCGGATTCGCCGTTGACGAACTGGCGTATACTAACTTCACATGATACTGGTTACATGCATCAGCTACTCGCATGAAAGTATCAATGTTATCCTTCCTGATTTGTTCCAGGTTTCCATTAAACACACTAGTTTGCGCCGCTAAATGAAACACACAATCAATACCCCCATTTTTCAGGAGCTCACATACTTTTGTGGCTTCAATACCAGACTTTCGATCAAGTCCTATGACTTCGACATCCCTTTTAGCTAATTCTCGGCAAAGGGCTTTACCAATAAATCCCTCACTGCCGGTTACAATCATTTTTCTCATCATCACAAAAACTAAAGGTGCATCTTGTTTAAAGACACACCTAGGTTCAACATAAAATCCTAAAGATTAAATCTTATTTTTGAAAATACTCCCTACACTTAAAACCCTTTCTAGGAGTAAAGTCTTTAAATTCACAGCTTCTAAACACCCACTTCTTATCAGCCCATCCGGCTAAATCCTTTTGCCATTGAGGAATAATTTGACGAGGATTATTTAAGTCCCGGTAAGGCTGACAATGTGGTAAGAACCGACCACCCTTCTTTTTCCAATGATTTACTCGTTCAAATGCTTCTTTGAAATCCTTCAATAAGATGCAGTAAAAGAAGTACTCGCCTTTATACCCGTATTTGTCAATCAAAGCCGTAGCACGTTCGCATTCTGCAATTTGTCCCGGTGTATCACAACCGAACCGTATGCGCTTAATCCATTTAACACGAGCAAGCAACCGGGCTATATCATCCGTTACCAGCCGGGCGTCTAAACCTTGATTGAAGTCTACACGTACTCCCATGGAGATAATCTTTTCAATCTGCTGCAAACCGTAGTCGGATGCAAGTATGTTGTTATCCATGAGTATAATGTTTTTTCTCCCATTAACGGCTATCTCTTCAATATCCATGTAAGTAGCGATGTTTCCTTCTTTCTTCGGTACCACACACCACTTACAGTGGTTTGGACATCCGCGGGTGAGAAAGCCATAAGCCAAATTTTTATCAACATTATACAGATCGTAATCAGGAATCATTCTATCAATCTCTGGCAAAAGAACCTTTTTTATGTCATACCCAGTACCGCCTTTCTCAACTTGATCGGCATTGATGTAATAGCCGTAATCCGGCGTAAAGCTAAATACTTTTGCAATGTAAACCTTATCATAAGAACAAAGGGGATTATACCATTCTACATTATCACCTCTTGCCTTGTGATAGCTACTTATCTTCATCAAAGCTAGATTAGGATAATTGCTATCGACTGCTAATATTCCAATATTCATCGCTTATTTGGGGCTATTTAAAAATTCTCCTTAATCCTGAATTAACAGCATCGGTTTTAGCTTCCTCTGATGGATGAACATAAATATTCAAAGTGGTACCTACATCTGAATGACCAAGAATAGTAGATACAGTTTTGACATCAATTTTATTCTCTATAAGAGTCGTGGCAAAGGTGTGCCTTAATCCATGATACTTGATACAGTGGTCTAGTTTTACCTTTTCAAGAATAAATTTCTCATAATAATTCCGCAAAGTCCGAGGTTCTGTATATTGCTCACCACAAGTACACACATAATAATCGGGATTACACACAGCAGAAAACTTCTTCACCAAAGGAAAAATGTTCTTTAAGATAGGAATATACCTATCAGAATTTGAAGTTTTCGGGGGCCCAATCTCAATATGGGTTTTTGCTTTATTAAATGTACCATCCTCGCCTGGCATATATATGCGTTCTAAGGTTTTACAAATATGAATAGTCTTTTTATCTAAATCTATATCCTTCCATTGTAAGGCACATACTTCCCCTATACGCATACCAGAACATATCGTTAGCAAAATTCCAAGATTACGTGGAGATGGATTCGCTAACACGTAATCGACGATTTTCTTATATTCAGCAGGAGAATAACGTTCCAGCTTTTGAGCAGCTATCTTATTTTTACTAGGCCATACCATCTTCCATGTAATGTTATGTACCTCAAGGTCTAACTCTTCGTCAGCAAACCGAATTAGCATTTTTAGAACTATCAGAATATCATTGCAGTACTTCACAGACAACCCCGAATTATCCATAAGATCGTTCATGAATGGCACAATAACCTTTTTGCTCAATTCCCCAACTTCCATACATCCTAATATTGGAGAAAGCTTTTTCACGTATATCTGCTGGTACGATGCCAGTGAACTAGTCTTGACTTGCCTTTTCTTTACAGAAATCCAAGCCTTGTACACATCATCCAATTTCATATCTTATAAATTTGTTATTTAAATCAGTTTCAATTCTCGCAAATAAACATCAATCTCCTTATCCAATTCGGCACGTTTGGCTTCCAGCTCTTTTATTTCATCCATAACAGCCTTAATGTCAATAGGTTCTTCTTCCTCAAATACATCTATGTATCTCGGTATGTTAAGATTAAAATCATTAGCCATAACCTCTTGCAATGTGGCACAATGACTGTATTTCTTAATTTCCTTACGCTCTTGGAACGTCTGTACAATCTTGTCTATTTGTTCATCACTCAAAGAGTTCTTGTTTTTAAGCTTTTCAAAATCTTTGCTTGCATCAATAAAAAGGATGTTGTCATCTTCTTTACGACATTTCTTTATTACCAAGATACAAGTAGGAATACTAGTACCATAGAATATATTGGCCGGTAGCCCAATGACAGCATCAATGCAGTTTTTATCTTCAATAAGAAACCTGCGAATAACACCTTCGGCAGCGCCACGAAATAAAACTCCATGAGGAAGAACTATAGCCGCAATCCCTGTTACATCCAGTTTATGGACTATATCCAAGACAAAAGCATAATCAGCTTTTGATTTAGGGGCTAATTTCCCAACTTCACTAAATCGTTCATCATCCATAAAAGAGACATCTGCACTCCATTTGGCGGAAAAGGGCGGATTTGCTATTACTGTTTCCATTGTGATTTATTTTTTTGATAATACATTTTCATATACTCACGTATTTCACTTTTGTGAGCTAATTGATATTTTCTATTTTTCTCTAATATTTTTTCCTTATTAACCTTATATCTACGCTTGTAACTAGCCCTCTCCAATTCTCTATAATGTTCAATATTGGCATTTCGCAATTCTTTCCTACGGGCAAGTAATTTGTCTCTGTTACGAATCCGATATGCCTTATTATTCTTCAGTATTTTTTCCCGATTTTCAATATAATAACATGAATTACAAATTTTCGTACTTAAATAGAATTTGCTTTCAGGTACATACTCCCCACATTTATTACATAATAAAATATTTTCAGGAGCATTTCTAATTGCTAAATCAGCTTCCGCAAAACGGTTGTTTCTTTTTATAAAGGAAACCTCATCGTAAATCAGGCGATCAACCAAATCCCGCCAATTTTCAATAGAAAAACGTTCGTCAGCTATAACGGAATGAGAGATATCCATGTAATTAATATCAATGCCAGGAAACAAGAAATTGATTCTTTTCCTAGTGTATTGGTACAGATTCTTTATAAAATTATCGTCAATCATAACTAATCTTTTCTATAATGGAAAAATCGAATGGAATATCTTTCACGTTCAGCAAGCGATATTCACTTTTTATTGATTTTACAAGTACATCACCATGATACACAGTTGCATTAATACCACGTATCGATAAATTAAGCAAGAGTAACGGAATAGACCTATCAGACAACTCCCAGCATTCAACGGGGTGTTCAGACGGTTTGAAATCAGTTCCTAAAGTTTTAACTCTATGCCACCAGTTAGAAATAATAAGGGAACCATTCCCGGCAGTAGGTTCGTAAATCACCCCTTTGGAAACCCCTGTCAATCTTGATAGTAGTATTCCTACTACATTAGGAGTAAAATCCTGCTTGTTTTGGTTTCTTTGAGCCAATTCACCCTCATATATATCTTGAAACCAATCTCTTGAAAGATCATGAGTATTGAGTTGTAATAACTCTCGATATATATGATGCAATCTTTCGTCATTATCAAAGATTATTTTAAAAATCGCATTAGGAAGTGATAATATATCCTCTATTTGAAACAACTTCTTTAATTCTACTTCACTCATATTTACTCTGTATTTGAATATTAATCTCTTGCTTCAGCCATTCTTCGGCCTTTAGCCGTTGCCGAATAGATATTCGGCTTACCACCGCTGAAACATTTAGTTTTTATCCATTCATATCTTTCAGCTTCCCGGAGATAGAATAATATTCCGTATTCAGATGTATTTTTCAACCAATCTAATTTCTTGATTTGCTCAAATGTCATAGGACCGC